TTAAGCAGCACGTTGTTGAACGTACGCAGGGACGACTTTTTGAGGACGCAACGCACACTTTGGATACCTATCAAGGATGGTCCGGTGCAGGTGTGTTCGATGAAAAAGGACGGATTGTTGCCGTACACAACATTGGTCGACGCAATCAACGTATTAACGAAGCTATACCGTTCACTGAACATATTACCAAATGGCTGGGTGCGAAGTTACGCCCTATGCCGGAAGCAGCTGTGCGTAAGCGGGCTGAGTCATTGGTGGTTAATGGAGTGCAATTACGGGATTATGAAGTGCGACGTTTTGTACCGGAAGTGTTACAACCCGGTTATGCGTTTAATGTGCGTGGAACTGGTGCTCCAGTTGGGAAGGAAGCCGTATGTCCAGAATTCGCTACATTCATTGGTCCACAACGTTCAGCAGAGTTGATGGACAAATGGCAATCTACATTTCCGAACGAGGCATGTAGTCATCGTGGTACTGCCACGTTTGTACGTGAGCGTCCTGAGCCAGATAGTGAATTCCGGCGTGCGTGGGACGCATCGTATTTGCCAGTTGCTGATTATTTCGGTCGTGTTATGGGACCTTCTGATGTGTTGTCATTTGACGATGCGTTGAAGCAAGTGCCTGAAGACACTGATCCGGGATATCCGTGGAACATGATGTATGCGACAAAAGGACAAGTGGTGCGTATTTGCTACGCAGAGTTGCGTGAAAAAGTGTACGCATTATTGACTCAGCCGTTGTTTTGGCTGTCACGCGTCAAGAAGGAAGTTCGCAAATTTGGGAAAATGCCGCGCGTGTATGTTTGCGCGCCATTGGAGCATGTAGTGGCCTCAGTCATGTTGTTTGGGGTCATGAATAAGAAGATGTATGCCAATGGTGATAAGTGGATGCCGTTTATCGGATCTACGCCATTTTATGGTGGTTGGAATCATCTTGGCAGGCGTTTGTCCAAATTTGGCGATCGTGTAAATGGAACAGATTGTACGAAATACGATCAGTCAATTCCTAGTTTTGCATTGGACGACTGTGGAACGATGCGGTTATCGTGGTTAGAACTCGAAAAAACTCGTGATCGTTTCTATGCTGATTTGACTCAGCAAGTGTATCGTCATGTGATTGTGAAATTGATTATCGTGTCAGGTGGATTTGTGTT